GCATTCCTGACTTATGTTTTTAAATGTATGTCAAATTAAATGTCGCACAATGCTTCTTTTTGTGATTTTTTCACAACAAAGTGTCGTAATGTGTAATAAATGTCGCATTAATCAATCATTAGTGCCTTATATCACACATTATGCATGATATATCCAGCAAAATTCATGCAATAATTTTATTTTTTATCAATCATTAATTATACTTTTATCAATCATTCAGACATATCAAAATCAATCCTATTATCATTCATGAATTCTCGCAGCTTCTCCCTGACTGGTTCATACTGTTCCTTGCCATTGTATTTAATTTCAGACCTTAACCATTGGTCAAATTCCCACAAAGTGCAATACATTTTACTTGATTTTGTATGTAGTTCAAATTCTTGGTTATCTTCAGGAAGATTAAATTCTAATATTGCTTTCATAAGTTATCTATGGCAGAAAGCACCGCAAGATGTTTCCTTTTTTAAAGATTTATAAAGTGTTTCTATTTCGTTAAACATTAATTTTTCTTGTTGGCATTCAATTCCTAACTGGCGAAGGCTTTTCCCATTACCCATAATAGCATAATACTTTAATCTTTTATCTTGCATCCCTTCTTCAAATTCAATCATTTCATCAAACTCTTTTCTATTTAAATGGTACATTGCCCTGTATTCTTTCTCTGATTTAAAAAAACACATTCTGCATCCACCTCGTAACATATACACAGGAAAATTTGGATGAAGGTTATTTAATTTTAAAATATCTTCACAATCATCCCTATTTAATCCGTTTTCAATTAATGGATAAGTATATTTTACATTTGATTTTAATTCTAAATTACCAGTTCTTCCTTCTTCATCTGCATTAAATCCAATCATTAATTCACATTCGCCTTGACTATTTAGAAAGTTATCTATTGGCTCAATCTTAAAAAGTCTTGTACAATACCTTGCTTGACCTGAAGGCATATACTTTTGCTTTTTAGCATAATGCTCTAATCCTATATGCTTTTCATTACTAACTTTTACCAAATTAAAATCTCCTTTGTGTAATGTTTTTAATTTATCTTCTACATAATTAATACGTTCATACATTTCATTATGCTCTGCTCCAGTATCGCACCATATTGCAGTTGCTCCTTTGCCATATAAAATGCACATTGTTGTACTTTCAACACCTCCGCTAAAACTTATAAATCTTCTCATAATATCATTTCTTTAAATTCCATTCGTTCACCTATAAACTGGAAAGGTATGTTTTTTAAATTACCGTGCCTATTTTTTGCTAACTTAACAATACATTTACCTTCGCTGCCGTAAGTCATCCCATCCACTTCTATTTCTTTAATACCGTATGTTTCAGGTCGCATTAAAAATATAACTGAATCTGCATCCTGTTCAATTCCTCCACTTTCTCTTAAGTCGCTTAACTGTGGCATCTTATCCTGTCTGCTTTCAACTGCTCTGCTTAATTGACTTAATGCCATTACTGGTATGTTTAATTCCTTTGCTATTATTTTACACCCTCTGCTTATTTCTGCTATCTCGCTTTCCCTATTTCCCTTCCTATCTACTCCCGACATTAACTGAAGGTAATCAATACAAAGAAATTCAATGTTATATTTTCTTTTTAGTATGGCTGCCTTGCTTCGTAAGTCTCTGATGTTTAAACTTGGTGTATCATCAATGTACAATTTTGCTTTTTGTAATCTTTCCTCACTTGCCATTAACATAAACTTTTGTGCTTCTGTAAGGTTGTTAGTTCTTAAATAATGATGTGCTATACCACTATCTAAACTTATTAATCGGTTAACTAATTGCTCCCCTGACATTTCTAAACTAAATATACCTACTGGCTTATCTTGTCTTAATACGTTTAATATTGCATTTAACATAAAAGCAGTTTTACCCTGTGCTGGTCTTGCTGCTAGTATAATTAAATCAGGATTAACCCATCCACTAATATATTTGTTTAAACTTTCCCATCCTGTATCAATTCCTATCTGACCATTTTCTAAAACTGCATCCCTTTCTTTAGCTAGACTCATGATGTAATGAGCCATGCCTTTCTCACTATTTTTATAAATGCTTTCCTGTGCGTTTAGTATTTTATTAGAAGCATTATTAAGATGGTTTTCAATTTCTCCCTGATAAGAATCATTTACTAATTCCTGACCAATTACAATACCTTTTCTTTGTAGGTAATTTTGTTGCAGGATTAATATCCAATCATTCATTGATGAACTGCCAGTAACATTATTTGTTAGTTTAACAACTTCAAATGGTCCGCCTACTGTTTCCATTTGCTCGTTGGTAGTTAGGTGCTGGCAAACTGTTACAATATCAATTGCACTCATTTTATCGTAAAGTGACTGTATTGCTTTAAATATTAATTGATTTTTAGTTTGGTAGAAAAATTCTGATGTAATTTTAGCAATGTAGGTATGAACACTATTCTGCTCGATTAATAATACACCTAAAATCCTATCTTCTACCTCTTTGTTGTTTGGTGGTGCTTTTGTTGTCTTAGCCATTTTAAGCCTGTTTTTTGGTTATTTAATTGGTTCGTGATAGATTCTATCAAAAGTAATTTAAAATCAATCCTTGCTATCTTAAAATGCTTTTAAACGATATTAATACTCATTCGTGGATTGAAAATGTATTAAAGAACTATTTTTGTTAAAAAATCCCTATTATTTATTTCTTTACTTTCTTTCTTTGCATTGCCCTCCCCAATGGCATCCCCAATAGCCCCCCCATTTTTCCATCGTAAAGCAGCACCTTTTTTACCCTTATCACTTAATTTTTTTCTCATGTCTAAATGCTCGGTTAATCTTTTAGAAAAGAAGCCATTTTCAGCAATAGTAAACAAATTAAATTCCTCAATTACTGCCTTTACTTTTACTTCATTTGTCTGCATTTGCATTGCCAAAACTGGGGTAATATTCATTGGTAGAATGCCCCCAGCCTGTGCCAAATTTTCTACTAAAAACCAATATATTCCATAACCTTCCATCCCTAATTGCTGCCTCAAAAATAGAATCTTTACATCGTTTGACGCTGCATAATCGTGGCTAAAGTAATAACTTTTATTCATTGATTTTTATTTTACGTTTGTTTTTATCAAAAATTATTTCTATAATTCCTTTATCCTCAAGTTCATTAAGCCAGTTTGTAATTGTCATTGTGCTAACTTCAAAGCAATCTGCATAATGTGCATTAGATTTTTCTAATGCTTTTGTATGCTGAAGATAAACATAGAAAAGTTTAGCTGAATTATTTATTTTAAAATCGAATATATTTGAATTAATACTTATCATGATGTAAATTTAAGGGGTGGAATTAACCACCCCTAGTTAATTAATTAATTTCTTTGTAAATTCTCCTTGAATCTTTTTTATTCAATACTGAAAATTCACCATACCTGATTGCCCTACCAAACTTGTTAGTATGTGAAATAAATTCACAAAGTACATTTACTCCCATTGCTCTAAGGTTTGTTATCCTTGCAGTTGGGTTAAGGATTCCATTCATCACTAAGTTAAGTGATGTTTGTTTTTCTGTTAGAAGCAAATTTAATACTTCTGCATTTTGATTTGTTGGTGCTGTCATTGTTTTGTTTTTATGGTTGAAAATTGTTTACTAAGTGAATGATGCTAGAGTGATGCATCTTTAATTTTTTACCTATCTGCGTTAAATAAAATCCATTATCTCTAGCTTCTTTAGAAAAATTAACCCTTTGCAATACTGTTTCATATTTACGATTATTAGCAGTTAATTGTTCATAGGTAATGTTATTTGTTATAAGATATTTCTTTGTCCATTCATCTATATCTTTTTTTTCAGGAATAAATTGCTTTACTTCTTTCTCAACTATCTGTACCCTAACAGTTTCTAAAGGATATTTATCAAATAATAAAGATATTTTACCTAAAGCATAATCATCGCATTCGGTATATAACTGAATGTATTTTAGTATTGTTTTTAAATTATCGTTCATTTGAAATTTGATTATAAAGGTTATTAATATATTCTCCAGCCATTTGTATTTTTTGTAAAAGTAGTTCCATGTCTGCAATATTTGATTCAATTTTAAAGATAAACATTTTTAGGTTATCTGCAATCTGAGGACAATAAGAAACATAATCGCAAAACTCGCTTTCCGTTACTATCATATCACTTTGACATTGCCAGTAATACTGCTTGTAATTCTTTTTAAAATATTCCTGACTATCAATGCAACCGTTGTTAATATGATTGCTATATTGGTAGGGGCATTTAATTTGTACTATTCCACCACCTTCAATTAACCCATCAGGTGTACCACCATACAGACCGCTAATTGATTCAATATATCCCGAAGGGTTAACCTTGTTCCCTGTTTTGCCTTCATAGAATCTTATGGCTTCATTCTCTAATTCTAAACCATGATTGGTTGCATTGCTAGTAAATTCCCTTTGTACACCAGTTAAACGTTCAGCAAGTTTACTTGTTAAATATTCTTTTGTGGTTGCTGATAATTGACCTGCTTCGCTTTTTAACTTTGGTTCGGTCATCAGGTTGTAAATTGTTGATGAAGTAAGTTTGCCCATTCTTTGGGAAAACCATTCGCTTGAATATTGTTCTATCATTTTAACGCTTTTATGGTTAATAAATCTTTATCCCTTAATACTAAGTGCGCTTTTGCCTTCTCAAATATATCCCTTTCCCCATCATTGTACCTTGCAACTAAACTAATCATTTTGTCATCGGTCATAAATGGTTTAGCTTCCTCTTTATGGTTATTTGTTGCATCTGCATCCTTTGTGTCATCAATAAGAAACAAGCCATTTAATGCGTACTTCCTTGCATAACTGCTTGATGCTCCGAAACTTTGGGCAATGTCCATTCCTTTACGATTTGGTTCTATACCAGCGCAAGCAGTAACCGTTATTTCTTGCCCATCTGTATATGGTGGATTAACTGATTCTTTAAATACTATCCTGCTTTCGCAGTAGATAATTCCTCCTGCTTCTTTAATTGCATCGCTTATTACCAACTGGCAATTATACTTTGCAAGTAAAGGTTTAACCGCTTCGAGGATATCCTCGCAACTTCTGTATTTGTACTTACCAAAACTATTTGTTTGGTTTTTAGGTGCTTTTAATTCGCTTTGAATTTTAATCAGGTTGCTCATTTTGTTTTGTTTATTTGGTTTTTAAATAATTTATTTAATATAATACTAACTTCAATTGAATCAAATTCTTCCTCCGTAACAAATTTATTAAAGTCATTTTTCCCCATCCAATATTCCTTTTCAAATGGGTAACCGAATAATCCTATTGCCATTTCAAATCTAATTTGACTAAAATTTAATGTCATATCTTCAAAAGTTGAATAAGATAACCATTTATTTAATCTTTTTTTTGCTTCCAATTTAATTTCATTTAATCTTTCAATCGTCATTTTTTTTAGTTTTTAAGTGCTTTTCTAAATTGGTTAATATAATATCTTCTGTAAGCCATTCTGCTATCTCATCACTTTGCCAGTTGTCAATATTAAGGTCATCTAACTGGTCACCATCATACCATTCACGATAGTTGATAATTACATAAACTGACTGCTCCCAATCTGTTGGGTGATGGATGTATAATTGTATTGATTTTTTCATGCTAAATTTATTAAATGGTTACAAGATTGGGTTAATGCAATTTTAAATTCTTCGGCAGTAATTTGTTTACTTCCTTTAATCCACCTAGTTAATATTTGGGGACAAGTTATTGAAGATATATCATTTAATCTCCAATTGCTAATGCCTATATTTTCCGAAATTATAGCAAAATAAGAATCATGAATATTTGAATTTTCAATTTTAAAATAATAAGGTAATTCAATTTCAATTTCGGTTTCAATTTCGGTTTTAAATTTGTATTTCATGTTAAAAAAAGTTTAAAATGTTATCGGCAAATAAGGCTACCAAAATAATGATTGTAATAATAATCGCATCGTTAATTTCTTTGTCAGTCATAATTTAATTTTTTGAATGTCATAAAATTGGTTCATTTCTTCTGCTCTGTTATTTGATTTCATTTCGATTCTTACACCTACTTTAAAATCCTGCATCCATTTTATTAATGGTGGCTGCTTGGGTGGTAATACTGTTTTACTTACTTTTAGTTTCATTTAAGTTAGAATAAGCGGTGATGCAAAATTGCGGGAAGTTAAGGTTTTTACTTTTAGGTATTACCTTTTTTATTTTTTTAAATTCTGCTTTTAATAAGGTTTCGTTTGCGCCCAAAAAGTTGTACAAATCTTCGAGCATTTTTAATTGGCTTGGTTTCATTTTTGGTTTATTTTATTTTTAAAAATTAGTGCTTCAGATTTTAAATAAAACCCTTTGATTATTTCTTTACCTATCATAACTGTATATGTTGGGTAAGTAAAAGGATTTTTTATTTTAATTGTTGCTTTCATAATTTAATTTTTTACTTGTTTTAAAAGTTTAGCTAAAAAGTTTTTTGCTTTTTTTTCTGAAGTTGTAGCAAACCTGCATTGGTTAGCGCTATCAATTACCATGTAAGTTTTTGAACCGTTAAATGTAATTTTTGCGTAAGTCATTTTGTTTGTTTTTTGGTTTATGCAGTTGATAGGATGCTGCACCCCTTTTATTTTAAAAATTAATTTTTATTAATTCTTCAACTTTATTTTGTTCGTTATCTGTATTTGTATACCATACTACTATTGATAAAGCATAATTTAAATCTTTACCAATAGATTTTACCATTGCGATAATGTAATTTGCTGTTTTAACTTCTTTCATTTTTTTTAGTTTTAATTGTTATTTGATGATGTAAATATACAACTTTTTTCATTACTACCAAATTTATTTTAAAGTTTTTTTTATAACATATATATAATAATTATAATAAGCCTTAATTCTATTGGGTTTCAGGTCATAAAATAAATTAAAAATCCCACCGTAAAGACGGCAGGATTAAACCAAAAACTAAAAAACAAACTATCTTTTTGTCCGTTCATACTCAATTAAACAGTCGGCAAAAGCATCAACAAATAATTCATTGTACTTTAATTTCTCTAGCTTCATAGTGTGCAATATCTGATGTATTAATTCGTGGTAATATATTTGCTCTTTGCTTCGCTTAGTTAATTTCTTTCCAGCATAGGTATCGCATAAAGTAATTATTTTTAAACTAAAATCCGCTTCACCTAAACAATTGTTATCATTGCAATATTCATTATCTATAATTATATTAATAGTTTTTCCACCCAGCTTAAAGTTTTCAGGTATTAATATACTTCCGTTCATCCCTTGTATATTATACCGTTATAATAACACTCCCCATTTAAAATTAAAGTTGGCTGAGCAAAGAATCCATCCTTTGTAAATACCACCTCTATAAATCCCTGTTGCCAGTCGGCAGTCTTTCCAGTAGGGAAAAATTCAACTTCCTTTGTTAATCTTGTACAACCTGATTCTAACCAAACGTAAGGATTTTTTCTATTCGTTAGGTATTTAGAATTTAGCCGGTGAGTATGTCCGGTACTTCCGCTACCCATATACTCATAAATGTTTTTTTCTGCTGCGGTCTTATTTAAACTTAGTCCGTGCGTAACATCGAAAATATTAAATAAATTATAAACATCGCTTTCGTCATAAATAAATCCATCACTTTCATTCAAGGAAAGCATTTCATTATACTTAGTGCTATTATAGTACTTATATAATACTGCCAATCTTGCCAACTGCTTATCACCTAAATTATATGGGTTTGTTATTCTCTCATCATGATTGCCTAGTCTAACCCTAATCTTTGCATCTGTACTTAATCGTAAAGGTTTAAGTATCTGTTCTTTGGTATATTCTATTTCTCCAACTTCGGTATATCCTTTTAGTATACCTTCTTGATATAATTTCTGACTGTGCTTTGATATGTAAGGCATATCGGTTACATCACCGTTAATTATTACTTCATCAAATTTATTATGTTGAA